CTTGTTCTTCTGCAACAATTTCTTCAGTTATTTGTGCTTCCATCTCTGCAATTTGAGATTCTAAAAGTTTTTTAAGTTCTTCTTGAACTTCTGGAGGAATTTGACCATTATATCTTTGAGCAACTTGCTCTAACATAGCTTTATTTTGTTCCATAACCATTTGTCTTGCTAAAAATCCAATATGTTGAGAAATATGTGCTTGTAAAGCAGCCATTGCAAGAACACTTGAACGAACCAAACTAGATGACATAAAAGCTCTATGTGCTTTTATGTGAGCAGGATGATTTTGTTCTGGCCATGCTTGTAATTCTTTACCTTTTAAAGCTTCAGCATTTTCCATAGCAGGATCTTTAGGTTCTGGTTTTGGTGGTGGTTGTAATATTGCTTGAATATTTTGCACTCCTAATGCTTGATACATTCTTCTATATGCTTCATATATGTTATGAATTTGTGGATTAGTTTGTGATAATTGTAATTGTGCTTGAGCTAGTTCTATACGCTGAGCCATAGAAAATATACTAGGATCAGAAACAGGAATTATATCTACTCTGTCATCAAAGTCTTGTTGTTTAATCATTTTATTACCACCTACCACTGCATATGGATATTCTGGTGGTAAGTAAGTTTGAAATACTTTTGCTAATAATTTAAATTCTATTCTTTGAGCGTAATGCATTCTTTTATGAATAGCACTCATGACTTTAGTACCTTGTTCAATCATAGCCATAGTAGTTCCTACAGGATTAGCTTGATTAGAATCTGCTACTTTTGCATCAGCAACAGCTGCAAATCTTTTTCCTGCATCTACACAAAATCCTAATAATAAGAATAAAGTTTGACTTGGTTCTTTATAAGGTAATGGAAGTAGTCCTGCTCGTAAATCACCAGATGGTGCATCTACATCCCTGAACTCTCCTGGTTGGATTGGGTTATCGTCGTCTGCAACTCGCAACCCTCTCGCTTTAAATCCTGCAGGGAGATTGGACAACGTACCAGCATCAATGAGTTGACGGAGGGCTGACGTAGCTGTCCTGGAGAGACCCCCGAGCATGTGGATAAGACCAAAGCCATAAAAACCAAGACCAGGGAGAAACTTATAATGTACAAAATATTGTATCTTTTTACGAAGTGGATCGGTTTCAATATAATTTCTATAAACAGATAATACTTTTCCAGATCCTTCATCAATTGTAATAATGTAAGGTAATCTTATACCAGTAGCAGCACCTGTTGTAACGTCTCTATCTTCAAACCCTGGTATGTTTAAATCACAATGAATTTCAAATAATGTATATTCATTATCATCTTCTTCTCCGTATGTAGTAGAACTAATTCCAGATACATTTTGATATTCTTCTTGAACTTCATTAGTATTGGTTAAAGACGGTCTAATTTCTACATCTCTATAAAAACCAGCTACTTGATTTTTTCTTATGTCATTATATGTTTGTTTAACAATATGTGTAACTCTTGGTGATGAAGCTAAATCTGTTGCGTAAAAAGGAACAATTAAATCTTCACACGGAATAAAAGAAGCTTTAGCTCTTTGTTCTTGTGCATCGTAATAAACTTTTTTAAATGCAGATCCAGCTAATCCTAAATTAAATAACATCTGATCCATATCCGGATCATATTCTTCCATTACATTAGTAATTTGATAATTCATAAAATCTTTAACTCTTTGAGCTTGATCTTCTGAATCTATAGAATGAGCTCCTACAATATTACATTTTACAGGACCTCCAGGTGGAAGTAATTCTTTATAAGCTTGTGCTTGAAACTGGGTTGCTGATTCAGCAAGTAATGGATGAGTAACTCCACTAGCTCCTTGAAAAGGTCTAGCTCTTTCTTCGTATTTAAATCCTAATAATTTAATTCCATCAACATAAGATTTTTCCCAATCTTGTCTTGATGATTTATCCATCTCATAATCTGCTCTTAAATTATCAGACATTTTTTCTAATTCATCTTCTGGAATAAATTCTGATAAATTGGCCCCAAAAGGAATTTCTGCAGATTCTGGCTCTTGTTCTATAAATCCTTCTTCTTCAACTTGTATTTCTACTTCAGGAGAACCTTCTTCATTTGTAGGTAATATACCTGCCAGTTTATCAACTTCTACTTCTTCTGAAATGGTGTTGGGTAATGCTTTATCTATTGCCACTAAACTGCTACTCCTAATATATCTATATCAGCTAACGCTGAATGTTTGTTAATGTCGGTTTTACCACCTTCTTTATACTCTTGAAAACCAATTTTTGCTAGAAGTTTTCTATCAAAGCCTTTTAAGTTTCTTAAATCAATAACTATCCCTGGTTGAATTGCATTTTTACCTCCAGGCATACTTCCATAGTTTATAGGTCTCAAAGGTTCTTTATAATTACCTGCAGCAATCATTTCTAAAATTTTAGGATCATTTAAATTAAACTGATTATAAATTGATTCCATCTTAGCCATAAATTGTTGATTACCATTATCTCCTCTATCCCAAGCAATAAACATATCTACATCATCTCCTGCTCTTATACTAAATGGTTTAGAATCAATTCCTAGTTTGTCTAATCTTTTTATATAATCATCTTGTATCATTCTAGCTGCTTCTAAAGATCTTTTTCTATAAATATTATTAAAAGCTACAGCTAAATTAGCACCACTTCCTTGTTCATAACCCATAACAACTTCTGGTGAAGGAATAGCAATAAAATCTTTATTTCCTTTAATAGCAAGTTCAATTTCTTTTTTTAATATTTCTTTTATCATTTCTGTTTGTTGTCTAAAAGGAATATCAGGCATACTATTAGCTTGAGTGGGTGTATCTCTAAACTCAGAGTTTATTCTTTTAATTTCTTTGTCAATTTTTCCATAAGCCTTATTGTTTTGTTGTGCCATAAAATTATCTATTGTTCCAAAATCAGCTAATATCTTTTCTTTTACTTGAGCTAGATTAGGATCGTTATCAGAAATTTCTCTAACTCTTTCCATAAGTGCTCGTTGATTTTGAGGAAGATTATAATCTGTTGCATCATCAACATCAGATTTAATTAATAGTTTTTTTAGTTCTCCATTAAATATTCTATTTTTTTGACTTTCTAATGAATTTAATTGGTTCGTCAAAGCTTCTGCTTGGTTTGAATGAATCTCTGCTTTAAAAACAGGTTTATCACTTTTAGCAACATTTCTTAATGTATCAAATTGCATCTCATCTAAAAAAATTCCATTTTGACCATCTGTACTTTTTCTTTCTGTTTTTCTTACATGGGCTAATTCATTGTTTTGTCCCATGTGAGTGCTTCCTACATCTTTAGTATTTTTTTGTCCTTTTAACGGATTGTAAGTATACACATCAACTTTATGTGATTTTCTAGCTGTATTGCCTGGAAGTGTATAATCAGCGTGACTGGTAGTAGTCCCAAAATTTTCTCTTATATTTTTTAAATTGTTTAAAAATCTACGAGCAGCTGAACCTACTTGTGTTTTGGTTAATACATCACTAGATGCTTGATAAACATTAAGCGAAAAATTAGGAGCATTAATATCAGTCAACATATCAGACCAAGCATTTCCACCTTGGGCTTTTTCTGCAGCTAAAGTAATCTCCGCTAATACTTTATCAATCTTATCATTAAGAATAGCTTCTTGTCTGGTATTTAATCTACCATCGGTATTATCTAAAACTCTGTTATAATATTTTTGAAAATTATCTATTTTTGTTTGAATAAATTTACTTACATTGGGAGGTAATGTTCCTCTATTAACAAACCCTGTTCCATTAACTAAAAAATCATTATACTCATTTGTAATTGTATCAAACTCTCCTCTAAGAT